ATGTCTCAAGAAATTTCTTTACAGGAACTGCTTTCCGCCTACATCAAAAAGCGACTCAAGGCCGGATCGCCCAACACTCTCCGACTCTACAAGCACTCGATCACGAGTTTCGAGAAGACTCTCGAGAAGGTCGCCCAGCTAAGCGACTTAACCGATGACAACATCGAGCGTCACATGTGGGCGATCGTCGGACGAGGAGGGTCTCCAGCATCGGCGAACAAGGACTTTGGGCAACTCACAGCCCTTTGGAGATTCGCCTCTCACAACAGGATGATCGAAACCTGGCCCAATGTGCGACCTCTCTCTGAGCCGGAGAGAGTACCGCTTGGTTGGATCCAAGAAGAGCTCGATCGACTATTCACCACCATTGCCCAACAAAAGGGAGTCATCTGGACCGTGCCGGCGAGCATATGGTGGCGATCGCTCTTGCTCGTGCTGCTCGATACGGGGGAACGTATCGGTGCAGTGCGGCAGCTCGAGCGGCACCACCTGCAGGGCGAGTATTTGCTAATTCCCGCGCACATTCGGAAAGGCAAAAAGCGAGACAAGCTCTTCCACTTGAACGAAGACACGCTTCAGAGCTTGAGTGACATGAACACTAAGCACGACAGCGATTTACTGTTCCCGTGGGATAGATGCGACAACTACATCTACAAGCGATATGACGCGATCCTGAAGGCGGCAAAGCTGAGCCATGATCGACGGTCAAAATTCCATCGAGTGCGCCGAACTGTTGCCAGTGCCGTTGCAAACCAAGGAGGCGACCCGACGGCCGCCATGGATCACGCCTCGCCACGGACGACCCGCAAATACCTTGATCCTCGCATCGTGGGTGGCCTTCCAACGTCTAACCTGGTTGCAAAATGGCGAACAGCGAAATAGCTCCCACGAACTTTTTCGCGGGTCCTTCCTAGCGACCCTCCGCAGCTGCCCCCAACGGGAACAGCGGCGATTTGAGACACAGTTTCTTTCTCGAGGGATTCTTTCGATTTCTTGCGGAGAAAATATACACCGACTATAGACACGGCCGATAGTCGGTGTATAATTAGACGCATGAAGCAATTCGCTTCGGACGGTAAATGCGAACCGATTCAATCGCACCAACTGAAAGCACGCGTGATGCCCAGTTACAACCTCACCCCTATCTACGCGACCAAGCTTGTTCGAGAAGGCTCGATCAAGACTCGCCCCGCAGCCCTCAACGGTTCCGACCAGGCGAAGGCCGCTTGCATCGAGTTCCTCAAGGATTCTCCTTGCGAGCAATTCGTTGTGGTGCTCCTCGATACTCAACTGCGAGTGATCGGCTTGGCACCGATCACCGTCGGGACCCTCGACGCGAGCTTGGTCCACCCTCGCGAATGCTTCCGCCCTGCGATCTTGGCGAATGCCTCGGCCGTGATCCTCGCCCACAACCACCCATCGGGACTACTCACCCCGAGCCGCGAAGACCTCGCGGTAACCGAACGACTCACCAACGCCGGTGAGCTCCTCGGGATCCGAGTCCTCGATAGCATCATCGTCAACGACGAAGAGGCTTACTCGCTGAACGCGAGAGGATAACCCGCACACCACACGCCCCGCTCGAAAGAGCGGGGCGCTTTTCGAAAGGTAACCAACATGGCAGCCGGAGAAGACAAACAGTTCCGCTGGTCACAATCCATCCCAGAGGATTGGCTACCGTACCTCGACGACCTGGCCGACAAAGCCGGGAAGACTCGCGTCGGGTTCGTTCGCGATCTCATCCGCGAAGCGATCCCAACCAAATACCGCACCAAGCTATCTGCACCGCAATCGGCCGGAAGGCCCAAGAAGGACGAATAACATGCTCTACCTTATCGCTCGCCCTATGCCGATGCCGGTCGGGAGATTCGACGTCTCCTTGATCTCTCCCGATTTGCTCCGTCAATTGATCCTCCATGCTCGCGATGCGAACGAGCTCGACTCGCGGGTTCACTTCGCATCAACGGTTCAGATCCTATCGAGCCTCACCGGGATCGCCCTGCAGCCTGGAAATGACCAGCTCGCCCCCGATCTCGAGAACGGCGATTGTGTGATCGATATTCGCCTGAAGCCAGATACCCCCAAGGGAAGGCGCATCACGATTGATGACTTGGACTTTTACAGGATCGAATACAGCACGGCCGACGAATCACGCCCCATGATGTTCAGGTAACTTTCTGCGATCGCCAGAACTCTCGAGCCGCCTCGAGGGAGAGATCCGCCTGGCCAAGCTTGCGATTCACGGCCGACTTGAGCGCATGTTTCCATTCAAACGATAACCCACCATCGCTTAGCGTCGGTGGGTTATCTTGCTTCCATGCGAAGTAGAACGTCCTGCAGGAGCAGAACGGCGGGAGCTTCTCCTCCCATTCTTCCAGTTGCTCGACTGTTCGGATCTCGAGAAAAAGATCGCGCCAGAGCCTTGGCCCTAGTGCCTCGATATTCTCAACAGGCGGTTGCACCTGGGGCGGTTCGATCGCTTGCCGACTCGTCACGATAGGATCCGCGAAGAGCGGCGCAATTTCTGCCGGTCGTCTCTCCCTGCGAATCACCTGCAGGAGCGGGTTTATAGACTGAATTGGAGCGTCCATGTTCCCAGATCCAAAGGAGCAATAACGGGATCCGGAGAGCTTCCGTCCATCAGCTCGCTATCGTACGTCCCCGCCGTTTGGCAGTGTCGATAAAAGCGTTGGAAACCAGAGCCTGGTACCGGAGTTGGCGTGATGGGATTGCAATTGCTGTACGGCGATGGGCCGAGTGTCGCGGCGGGGAATGCCGCGCATGTATTGCCACTGGTGCTCGAACTCGCCGCCCAGGTTACTGGCCGAGTGATCGCGGGCGGGTTGATGTCCCCGAAAGATTGAACCCCGCAGGTTGTCCCGCAAACTTCATCCATCGAGGCGACGGCGATCGGGGTCGAGGGAAGCCCATCAAAATCCTTGCAATAGCTCTTCGCGAAAGGGTAACTCACGCCCACGTTCATCGTCTCGGATTCCTGCTCTTCATACCAAGCCATCATCCCTGCGTTTGGATTCACTCCGTCGAACCAGTCTCCGAAGCAAAGGGGCGCATGGTCAGAGGGCAAGCATGGATAGGCGACGTTGTAGCTCGCGCTCTCATATCCGGTGAGTCCATCAAATAACTCGATATGGCAACCCGTATTCGGCCTTCCATCATTGGTTCGCCACTTTACCAGCTGGCTCACGTTGTGATAGCCGTAGATGGTGAACGATACTCGCAGCTTGCAGACATCGCCGACAAGCACCGGCTGAATCGCGAGCCGATACGATGTCAATTGAAAGAAGTACCACCAGATCGATGTCGCGGCCCCGGTTCGAAATGTCGTATAGGTCCACCGGTCGACCGATTCATAGGGACTAGTCAGGATTCGATCTTGATGCGACGCGAGCCAGGTCTCAGTCTGCCGGTACCGAAAGTGCTCCCAGTAACCCCATTGGTAATACGGTCCGTAGTCAGGAAGCGCGAATAGGTTTTGCTGCCAGATTCCGCAGCATCCCGTTTGCGACGAAAATTGAGCGAGCGAGATTGTCCACTGACTGCGCAGCGAGTTGGTGATCGAGAACTTGATATCGTTCCATCTCGGAGCTCGACACTTGCCGGCGCGGTCTCCGCATGGCACGCAAAAGCCTGTAGCGGTCGCTGTGTTGTTGCACCATCGGCATTGATACCGAGGGACTAACGGAGGGGCTGGCGGGTCCAGAATGATTTCATCAGGCATCGACACACCATGGGACCGTGATCACAAACCGATTGTTTTGCAGCGTGGCGATACCTCGATCGCCGTTCAATTGCCAGGTCGCGCAATTGTTGGAATCCACCACGAACAGCGAGCTTGTTCCGTCGACCGTTGCGTTTGTTCCTGCAGGAGGAGTTTGGCGGTTTTGAGTCAGTGCGTAGCTTGCGTCGAATTGATACGTACTCAAATCGAGAATCGAAAACGTTTGATCGGAACTCGTCCCGAGCACGCGCACTCCCCACGACCCGATACCGAGCCTGGTCTTATGGTTCGCATCGGACTTGGCAAGAGGCCTCGCGTAGTCTCCGGATCCAGATACCTTCGCTCCGACGACTCCGGCGATCGCGACCCGGCCAACTGCGTTGTTTGGGATCACCTCGAGGGTAACTGCGATCCGATGCAATCTGCCGACCATCGCATTGGCTTCGCTTACCGTATTGGGAAGGTAGGCATGGTAAACGTTATAGAAGCCCTTCGGCTTATTGCTCGTGAAGCTTCCCGAGTTCTCTTGAGTCCATGCTCCGAGTAGCACCGGAACACCGATCGCGAGCTGTTCCCCCGATAGATTGCGGCCATATCCCTCCACGTACCACGGCCGCAGGTCCGATGCGTCCGATTGGATTCCTGCCCGCTTCACTTGATCGGCGAGTAGATTCCACTCGGAGGCCTTGGGATCGAATTCAGAACCGGCGACGCGACGCATATTACACCGTCAGCGCCAACGGAGAGAATGAAGCAGGCTCGACGCCATAGAGATCTTGCACATAAACAGCTCGAGGCTTTTGAACAATGACACTCCCGTCGACATCGTCCTTCCAAAGGATCCACATGTATTGATGCCCGAGCTTATTGATCCCGGTTATGTCGCCAATCGTGAGGCCGCTTAGATTCGGACTGTAGAGGAACTCGAAAGACAGCTCTCGATCTTGTGGATCGATAGGATCTCCACCGGATACAGGATTCTCGATCGAGAACGATAGAGATCCATCCCCCGCTGTGAATTGCAGTGAGCCTGCAGGGAAACCCAGAAAGCCCGCGTTGTTGTACTTCCCGACCAAGTTCGCGACGGCAAGAGCGTAAGCCGGAGTCAATGCGGCTCCCGCCATGCGCTGAGTCACGACAACAGAAAGCGATGGAATGATCACGTCGACGCCATCGACTTTCCCATCGCGATTGACGTTGATCGCCCCCCCAAAGTCGGGAGCTCCTGCAGGGTATCGAGTCGTCGACTTTGCGAAGTACTGCTTGACCGTCGCGGGTTTCGCGCTGAAGGATACACGATAATCACCCACGCTCGGAAGCTTCTCGAGTTCTCGCGATACGAGCTTAGGCTCACCGTAGTTTGCAGTCGCCTTCCAGCCCATGGGACCGTCGGGGCGCATGTCGATCGTGCGCAGAAGCAAGCCGTCGATCTCGCCCGGTATTCCGAGCCAATCATCGCCATTGCCCGCCAGGAGCGCCGCGTAGGCTTCTGCCGACGTTGCACAATTGGTGATCTCGTACTCGAGGACTCCCTTATCCTCCCCCTCTCCCGAGTAGATGAGAGTAGTAACTGGAGCCTCCCAGCTCTCATGAACGCGTATTGTCATTGCCAACCCTTTGCGCGAATGTTCTCACATGCAGTGCGAATCCCTTGCAACACCGGAAGAGACTTGCCCATCTCTACGAGCAGCTGCTCCTCGATCGCTCGTTTGGCGGGTGTTCGGGCCCCGAGCTCCTTGCTTGCGACTTCGGCGCTCAATCCATTCATCCCTTCGGCTGTTTGCTTCTCTGCTTGCGCGAGCAGTTCGCCGAGGTACTCCGATTGCTTCTTGCTCTCGGCGAGGATCTCGAGGTCGACCGACGGCCCGCCTCCCATTCCCATCAATGCAGCTGCAAAGCCGCTCGATGTCCCGACATTCGCCGAGCTATCTGTCTCGAGCGATTGCTTAGAATCGGGCCCAGTGGGCTTCTCTTTGTCTGGGATGTCCTCCGGATCGAATACCGCTTGGCTTGCCTTCTCGCTTCGCTCCGCTGCGTTTGCCGCTTCCGATGCAGCCTTGGCGACATTGGCCGCGAGTTGCTCCTCGAGAGCGGCTATAGCCTCCATGCGCTTTTGTTCAGCCTCCTTTGCTGCGGCGTCTCGATCGGCTGCACGATCTTGAGCGCCTGCAGCAAAGGAGTTGTTCTGTCGGTTCGTGTCCTCGCTTCGCATTTGCTTCGCGGTCTCAGCATCAAAGGAACTGTCGAAGGTCCCGTACGCCTCGAGCATCCGATCAGCGAGCCATCCCGATACATCATTCCACTTCGAGCGGAACTGAACGATGAACTCATCCGCCCGCTTCAGCAAACCGTTGAACCACTGATCCCAAGCGGCGCGAATATCCGCCGTCCCTTTCGACCAAGCGAGTTGGATTCCCTGCCAAGCGATCTCGGCGGCGAGACCGAGATTCCCGCCCGCCATCGCATCTTGAATGCCTTGAAACACTGGCCCCGCGATGTCGCTCAACATTTGGAACTTGCCACTGAGCCAATCCATCGCATCACCCCCAGCCTTAGAGGTGTAAAGCAAGTAGGCTCCCAGGCCTGCGAGCCCGATTACTACTGCGGCAATGGCGACGCCAATTCCGCCCGTTAGGACGGTCCCAAGGATCCCCAGTACCGTCCCGACGGCCGAGGCAACAGCGCCGACGGCCGCGATCGCCACCGAGAGCCCGTACGCGAGGCCTGCGGCGGTGATCAATCCCACTCCGAGAGCACCGAGCACGGATGCCACGATTGCGATCGTAATCACGACTCCCTTGTTCGCGGCGATCCATTCGCGGGAGCGATTGATAGCATGCGTGATCAAGCCAAGTGCGGAAGTGAATATCGGTGCGAGCTGAGCACCGATGACATTCACCAAACCACCGAACGAAATCCCGACGCCATCGATCGCATCGCCGAGGGCTGCCGCCGATTGCGCTTGCTCCCCACTCATCACCGCACCGTTGGCGGCCGCTTGCTTCGTGAGCTCCTCAATTCCCTTTGAGCCGGTCGACAACAGAGGCAGGAGGTTGGCTCCCGATTTCCCAAAGACTTCCATCGCCTTTGCTGCGCGTTCGCCTGGTTTTTCAATCGTGGCGAGCTTGTCGGCGATCGCCGCAAACTGCTCTTCGGGCGACATGGCTTGGAGCGACTCGATCGATAGCCCGAGCTCCTCGAACACCGCAGAGCCTGCCGAAATCCCTTGCTGTGCTTTGCGAATTCCCTTTTCGATGTCATCGAGACTCGCCCCGCTCATCTGCGCTGCGTAGCCAAGCCCCGAGAGGGCCTCCACGCTTGCGCCTGTGCGCTGCGCCATGTCGTCGAGGGCTCCGCCCGTATCTGCGAAATGCTTGACGGCAGCGGCCAGCGGCGCAAACATTGCAGCTGAACCCGCCAGTGCCCCCGTCCCTATCTTGGCCGCTCCGGAGGCGAATGTTTGGAGTTGCTTCTGCGCAGCTGCCAGCCCCGCAGATAATCGCTTCCGATTGGCCTCGATAAAGACCGATGCGCGTCCTGCTTGGATCTCTCGACTCATATCAGCCTGCTCCTACTCCGACACGAGCGCCCGACCAAGCATCGGCGATAAACTGCCGGTTTGCCTCGAGGGCTGGATACATAAACGGCCTGGCTGGATAGTTGGCTGTGGTGGTTCGCATAGGGCGATTGAACTTGTTCATGCGTCCACGCTTCCCGACCCGTACCCATCGTTCGCCACCCGGAGCCTGCCAACCCTCGCGCGTGACGCTCATATCGAGCTCCGTGATCGTGACCGAACCACCGAACTCGTGGAGTTGCGGTACAGTCATCTCCGGATACTCCGACCAATTGAATTTGAGCGGACCGACAACCACTCGATGATTCGGGCGATCGTACGAGTACCAGATCTTCGAGAGACCGGCTCCCATCGGGACTCGTCTCTTCGGAGGTTGGCCAGGTGGTGAGGGAGTTGGTGGAATCTTCTTTCGCTTCGGCTTCCTCTGCGATCGCATCCCGCGCATCGCGTGCGTACGAATTCGTCCACCAATCCGGTTGAAGACCTTTGATTCCTTCTCGTCGATTTGATTGGTGACAGCTTTGCGATCAAAGAACCAATCTTTCGATCCGATCTTCATCTCGATCATCGTGTTACCTCGCGAAGAACTTTCGTTGAGATCGGATGACGTCCGGCGTCAGTTGCACGCCTGGCCGTCTGTGGTGGGTTTCCATCGGGTGGAATTGCGATCGCTTGTAGGGTCGCTTTTCCTTGGGGCGGTTCACGTTGGCAATGAGAGCCAATAGATCCGCTGTCTGATTCCAATCGTGACGCATGCGAGAGCGAGCCATGGTGAGGAGCTCGCGCAAGGTGAAGCCATCGGGACTTACTCCTAAGATCCCGGCGAACTCGCAACAGTGCTCATAGATGGATTCGAGAGATTGCTCTTCGTCAGTGCTCGATCGATCTCCTCCTCGATCTTCGCATCCATCTCCCCGCTCGCGATGAGACTCTCGATCTCCGTATTGGCCCGCTCCATGCGTTTGAGAGTCGCGTTGAGCGTCTTCTGTAAGACCGCTTTGCGAGCGGGCTGGGAGAAATTTATGTAAGCCTCCACCCATTCCCGAGAAGCTGCTTGGATCCCTTCATTGTCGAGGGATTCAAACCATTCATCTTCGCTCACTCGCAGCTCGAGAGCTTGCGGTCGAATGGTGATCCAGAGGACACGATATAGCGTCTCTTCATCCTCGCCGATTCGGATCAGAAGCGAATTGGGCCCGGTGAGGGCTTTAGTATCGAGCTTCGTCTCCGCAGCGAGCTCTCGAACAGTGCGGCCGGTGAATCGAAAGATCCACTCCCGACCCTTCGTATCTTTCATGGATTGCAGCCTCCATTGAGGGAATGAAACTAAGTTGGGATTACGCGCCCGATACCACGAACCATTGAGGCTCGATCAGTACACTCGATTCGTAGTACTCCACGAGATCGACGTTCATGTCGACGACCTGGCCTTCCTCCAGTTGCTGATCGATTGGGAAATCGAACACCTGGCCGGGGAATACCCACCCTTGCGTTCCGATGATGTCGATGTCGCCATCCATCACCCAAAAGATCTTGGTGACGTCGGTCGCAAAAGATGCTCTCAGCGCTGCGAATACCGCGTCCGTTCCTCGGGTGTAGCGGTATCCGAAATCCAGCCCGATCTCTCGCAGAGTGGGCCGTTTTGGCTTCCACTTGGTCTTTCTCGATAGGAGCTCGGCTTTCCCTTTCGAGGTTGGGTTGGTGACGTTGGTCGCTCGATCGATGAGGAGCCGAGTCGGAGCGGGCGTCGCGAGACTGTCCGATATGTAGAGCTTGCAATCCAATCCGATTGGAGAAATAGCCCATCCTGCAGGTGCTGCGGTTGGCATAGCGTGTCCTTTCTAGCGTGGTTCGGTTTAGTGGTTATTGCCAAACGTGCAGGTGAGCACGCTGCGGAAAAGGTGGTTTTGATTTAGTGCGTCGAGATCATAGATCGGCTGGTTATCGCTCCGGAGCCAACCGAGTTGCGTTTGAGCCGCGATCAACTCGTCGAGCGCATACATCAACTCGATGAGTCCCTCCAAGCCCTCGAACTCCGCATCGAGCTTTTCAACGAGCATGAGCTGGAGTGTGACTTCTCGACGGCGAGGAGATCGACCCACTGCGGTTGTCGATCGGGCTCGATCGCTGAGGAATATCTTTCGCCCCTCGAGCTTTTCGATGTTGATGCGAGGCAATCGCGAATCCTCGATCGACTCCACCGGGCCCGGAGCCGTTGGAAGTGAAACTCCTTCGATATAGTTCTCGACGACCGGAGCAGCTGCAATGATCAATCGCAGTTGCTCGTTCAACCAAAGGCCTGGGTTTAAGTGACTCAATCGTTACTCCGTGGCCTGTTCCGTGGGCTGGCCAGTAGTCTTCGGGTCAGAAGATTGCTTACGGCGAGCGGGTAGTAAAGTTGGCTTTGGCGGCTTGGCCTTTGGAGTCGGAGCCGCGTCGGTCTCTACCAGGTGCTCATCTGCGAGCAACCCTTCCAATACTCCTTCAGGCATGTCGGAGAATTCGGAAGCTGGGAGGATCGTTCCAGCCAAGTGAATCTTCTTGTTCACCGACATCGCCGAGCTGAGTTTGTAGTTCGCCATCAATTGATTTCTTTCGTGTGGATCCGGAGAGTCTTATCGAATTGATCCGCGTATCGCCAAGGCTTCTCGTCTCCGGCCGAGAGGACCTCATAGATCTTTTTGTCCGCGACGATTCGATCGCCATCGAGTGGTTCATCGAATCGCTCGAGCAACCGGCACAGGGATTCATCGGTAAAGATCCAGTCGACCGGCTCGGATCGCATGACCGTTCCATCGGACATCGCGGACTCGAATGTTGATCGCCCCTTGGTCCCGCACAAACGGATCGACAACGAGCCACGCGAGTACACGACGGAATCCGTGGTATGCTCGTAAAGTTGTCTCGCGAGCCATCCAGCTCCCGAGCTCAGGAAATTACTCATCGGCCTCGATCAACTCCTTGGCCTCGGCGAGGACTTCGGATTCGAACTTGGCGGCTTGCTTCTTACGAAGCGATGCCTCGATGATTCGCATCTTCTCGTCGATTGCGATTTCGTTCGGTCCCTTCGTCGGATCTCGATTCGCTCGAGGCGACTCGACGATCGAAGCAAAGGGGGACACGAATGCAGGCGCAGGGCTCACCGACGGCGACGTCGAGTTGCGCTTCGGCGGAATGAGCATCCAAAAGAGGAATGCAGCGACACAGGCGACAATAGCTAACAGGATCACGGTTACCCCCGGCGTTTGATGAAGTAGACAAGCAGGAACACCGCGACGAGAACCAGGCCCATTGTGAGCAGTGTCTCACCCGGTCGGAGAATGGATCGGATCAGCCCCTCGACTCCATCGAGTTTGTCCGACGGGCGAGCTCGATCGAGGAATCCCCCGTCTCCGAGATTGATCGGAAACAATCGATTGTCAGGCTCACAATTGCCGTCGGGACAATCGGGTGGGTGAGTCGCATTGCCGAGCGCCGCAGCGGCTTGGTAGAGGAACGGAGCGACCGGAGGCTCGGGCTGGAGAGCAGATTGCTGCACCACTTGCTTTTGCAATGCGGTCGCGTCCGCCACTTCCTGAACGAGGCTTGCCTCCGATTTGGGTAAGCAAGTGCGATCGCAAAGGTACACATGCCCGCCGCTCGGATCGGTGACCATCACGGCCGGGAATGCGGTCGTAGGTATCTTCGATGCGTAGCGGCCTTTGTAGAGCTCGTTGTCTCGAGTGTAGACGTGAAAGTTCGTGGAGCGTCTCCACTTCTGCAGAGTCTCGTTCGTGTTCCACCATTGGAGCATCCGTTGCGATTCGGGATCGTTGTGGAGGACAAAGACCGAGATCGAGTATCGAGCAGTTACCGGCTTTGGATTCACTCCGGACGGTTGGCTCGGCTGCAGCTGCGGCGTGGTCCCGTTGACTTGCTGGCATGGTATGCAGAGAGGGGCCTGCTTTTTCAGCTCGTCGCGTGCGGCCGAGTTCACCGGCAGAGAATGCGCAGGTCCCGCGTTCTGCACCTGGTCAAAGTTGATCCCGCCCGGTGGAGCGGTCTCGACTCGTTCGGTAAAGAGAGCAGCCTCCACATAGGGAGCCGCTCGCTGCGCAGTCGTGAGCGTGAGAGCATGCACGACGAATGCCGCTAATAGTCCGATGGTGAGTACGATGCGAATCTCGTTTCGATCGCTGGTTTCTGTCATAGTGCAGCCTATTCCTTCGTGAAGAATCAGAAAGTGGGCACCCCGATTCGCTCGTAAGAGCGATAGGGTGGAGGACTCGGTGGATCGCCGAGAACGGTTAGAGCAAAGCCGCCATAGCTCGCCCAAAGTCGATGGAATTGGGTTCGCTCGGTGTACTCGTACTTGGCGACGCTGTTGTTATCGAGGATCACCGCATAGGTTTTCCCGTTGGCTTCGACCCATCCCACGAACGTGCAGCAGTGCGCAGGCTTCCACCAGAGGAGAGCGCCCCGCCTGGTCGCATGAGCAAAGTCGAGCAATGCGAGGTTGGCCTGCTCCGTGTACGCATACTTGACCCCTTCGCGGTCGAGTCTCTCACGCATGCGAGATGCGTATTCCCCTCCGCTGTAGGTCTGTTTCCACTTGCGAGCCAGGTCGAACTCGTTTTGCCAGTTGAGCATAGAGACGAGCGACGCGTGGGCGCAGGAGCCCTCACGGCCGGTCGCTCCCCCGAGCCAATTGGATTGGCGAACGTTCAGAGGTGGATTGACCACGGGCGACTCGGGTGCAGGAGCTGGCAAAGCTCGGTAGTTCTGCGGACCATCCTCGACGCATCCGATCGCAGTGAGCGAGCAGAACATTGCGAGCAAACCAAGCATCGGGCGATTGATCACTTGCTTTCCTTTTGCAGTGCGAGGGCGATTTGAACGGCGACAACAATCAACACACCGACCGGCCAGATCCAAGCGAGCATGGCAATGGCGAGCGTTCCTGCAGGACGACGCATCGATTTGCGGAGCTCAGTCGCGGCGGACCAAGCCCACATGGCGATGAAGCGTTGCACGGCGATCGCTAACCAAAGTTGCCAGTTCATTCAGTGGGCTTCGGAGGAGTTATGGATAGTTTCTTCTCACCTTTGGCCGCAGCATCTGCCGCAGCCTGTTTGAGCTGATTGGCTTTCTCAGCTCCACATTCCTTCAGGTACTCCGCAGCCCATTGCACGGTCGCTCGGCCGGGTACCCATGCGAGGAGAAAGCCGAGCCGCTTCATGGAAGCCTTTCCCGACTTCTTGAGTTCGGCAGCGAACTTCTCTTCGAGTTGAGCCTGGCGATCGCGAAGTGTCTTCGCTTTCCGCGTTAGTGTTGCCGCTTCTTCGTCGAGCGTTTGCCACTCGTGGAGGTCTTCTTCTTTGATGGGCATGGTGAACCTGGGGGCGAAAGGATCTTGCGGTACCCCATCGCGTACAAAACGGCCGCGATGTCGGTAGCGGTCTCCGCGATCGCTTCCTCGCTGAGATCCCAATAGGCTCCGTGGAGCATTTCGTGAATCAGGACGTCGAGTTCGCGTTGGGGCGTGAGACCGGTTCGTATGGTGATAGAGCGCCTCGTGTGATCGGGCGAGTCACACGAGGCGTCTACCTCATCTCCGTCGACAATCACTTTGGACTGTCGATAGATCGTGAAAACCACGCCACGTATCCGGGCGCTTGTAATACGTTGGCGCGGGGGCATGATGGATTAGTGAGCCCGATCGATTAGATCGTTGGCCCTTGATCGTTCAGTGAGACATCGACCGTGAGCGTACCGTTACCGGCAGCTGCGACCGCTCGTCCCATGAGAATGTTGCCACCGTCTGCCGCTCCCACTTTGGGAGTGGCGAGCTTCGTCGCGGTAGCGATTTGGATTCGGTTCCCGGCAGCGATCACCGTAGCGCTCGCTTTGTCGACGGTCACGATTCCCTTGGTTCGGACCATCCCGATCGAACCGTTGTTGACTCCGGCGAGCCCCTCGACGATTCCAGCTTTCCCATCCGGCAGGAGAACAATATCGCCGCTTAGCAGCTTGGCACCCGTCGAGTTGGTGAACTGTTGGACTCCGTCCTCATACTTGAAACTTGGCATACTGAACTCACTGAACAATGGTTGCGGTGGATTGGATTAGGTCAGCTCGATAGAGACCTGGTTGCGTTGGATCAGCTAGCCCGCACTGGGGGCTTTCTTGCGCTTGGCCGGAGCCTTTGCGGTTTGCGTTGGATTGGGGTTCGGCTCGTCGTCGTCGTCGCTACGGTTGCCGATTAACTCAGAGTCATCGGGATCCAGCTCGTCCTTTGCGGAGGCCTCTTCGGCCCAACCTGCGGCGATGAGAGACCGAGCGTATCCATCCTCGATGTTTCGCACGCCTGGCCGTGTAGGAACACCATCGACCTGAACTTCTCGAAGAACGTTTACTTTCATGTTTTGCAGCCTAAACAGATTTCATCAATGGAACGAGCTCCGCATGCAACCGAACATGCGGAGCAGAAAGTTGCACCGCCTCGCGTTATGCTCGGCCTCGAACGAACCCTTTGAAGTCTTGGGCTCGAGATCCGACGTAATGCCGAACCGAGATGTTGAGACCAAAGGCCCCATTCATCAGAGGGTTGGTGGTGACGATTGGCACTCGTCCAGCTCCCTCGAGGTAGGTAACCTCGATCGTGTGAGCCTCGGACGAAACGAGGATCCAGTTGGTCGACGATCCGGATAGGGCCGCCTTGGTAACTGGATCGATCATGCCGTTCTCGAGGCGAGCCTCGCTAACCGGCGTGATGTTGTAGTCCTTGAGAACGTTCTTCGATCCCTTGCCACCGTCGACCATGACGATGTCGCTCTTGGTGAGCTGCACTGCCGTGTCTCGCAGTGATGGAGGAACGAGTAGGTGAGTCGCTCTCAGGTTGAGCGATGCGTCTCCGTCGCGTCGCAATCCAAGCTTGGCGATCGCCAACGAGAGAGGTGCTCGATCGAGGGCCTGGCCGGTTCCGATGTCAGAGACATCGGTCGCGTTGAACAGCTGTCGACCGGTAACCAATAGGCTCGGGTTCGCGAGGAGAATCGCGGCGACGAGGCTTGGGCGAACTCGACCAGCCGCGAGACCGAAGTCGCGAGGCGTATCGGCGAGCTTGCCGAAGTTGTCGCTCATAAAGTCCGCTTCGTCGATGTTCATTTGACGCGAGAAGCGATCGACCTTGCTTTGCTCGCTGCGAGCAGCTCGTGTCGCATGGTCCGCTTCGCCACCGGCAGGATGGAGCGAGAGATCCCCAGCGGCTTCCATACGGATCCGCGAATGGAATTCCATGTCGGGGTTTTCGCGATCTTGGGTCCAGCCTCGAGAGAAGTCCTCGATCTCCGCGTAGGAGGCCAGAACTTGAGCACCGAGGGTAGCTCCGAAAAGCTGAGTCACTGCACCCGAGGAGAAAGCCGCTTGCAGCATGTCGACTCGGTTGCGGGGGACATCTTGCCCAATCGCATTGAGAGCCATTCCGGCCGCTTCGAGCATCGAGATCGATCGGAACTCGTGGGCCTGGTCCATGATCCGTTGTCGATTCGAATCGTTGACACCGGCGCGGAGCCACTCAGGGAGTCGATCGCGGATCTCCGAGCTTTGGAATTGGGCGCAATCGAGAGCGATGTTCGCGCGGAGCAGCAAAGCAGCTTGCAAAGTGTGGAGCGATCCACGCTGCGATCTTGAGGTGCTGTGGATTCCTGGCCCAGCTGATCGGCTGTTACGCATCGCCTCGAGCTCTTGGTGGCGACGTGCTTCGAGCTCAGTTCTCTCGGCCGTCCATCCTGCTCGGATTGCGTGAGCCGCGAGATTGACGGCCGTCCCGTTGATGCTCACTGTCGGATCGTTGAATCGAGCGCAGAGAGTTCGTAGTTCGGTAGCTCGAGCATGTTCGGCCGCGAGAGTCTCGCGGTATTGGGCTGCGAGATCGTTGGTTTGATTGGAGCGAGCTCCATTGCCGCCCGCGAGGAGTGTATTACCGGCTCCGTTGGATGCGGTGGCGGTGGGTGGCGGTTGATCGTCGCTCGGAGCCCCATCGGAGCTCGCGGAGGCTGCGGCAGAGTCACCGCCCTCAGAGGATGCGCCCGATTGAGCGTTGTATTGATTCTGAAGCGCTTCCATCGCTTCGGGGGTGAGCGTAGCGACATCCAAACCGAGCGAGGCGACCCAAGCTTCAAAGCCCATTGCGGCGTTCCCTTGTGTGAGTTGAGCAAGCATGAGCCGTGGGACGTTCATATCGCCAGGCTCCGACAGAATAGCGATGTGCTTTAGCTTCGAGCGCGAAACGAAGAGCACGGGACCCTCGAACGTTCTTCCGTTCGCTTGCAGGGTTTGACCTTCGCGAACGATCTCCCACTCGAGCAAGATGAGGCCGATGGATGTCTTCCATGGAAAGCGTTTGCTCGAGGTAATCTCGCGCGTTTCGTCACTTTGCACGGAGAACTCACCGGATGCGAGCAGCTGCTTCCCATCGCTGTGGACGTCGGGGCAGTGGCCAACAGGTCGAGCGGGATCATGATCGCGATTGAGTGGAGTATCCGAATCGATCTCCACACCATCGCAAGAGACGACGGCCGCACCTTGGTAACCGTTGGCCATGTTCAGTTGAGGGAACATGACCCCGCCCGTGTACACCACTTGATTGAGAAATCGAGTGGCCTCGGTCGCTCCCTCGGCAGCATGAAGCAGCTCGATCGGACCAGAGCCAACGAGGGTGAGCTCGTTGGTTGGCGATTGAGCCTCCGCATGGAGAGAGGCGATTGTGGCGATGCGTCGCTCGCGTCGTTTCTTGGATCCCATGAGACCCAAAGTAAACGGCCCGGACAAAATCCGAGCCGTATGAGTACCAATTAGAATCCGTCGCGTGTTGCTACGGATTGACGTCGTTCGCTACCGTCGTTTCAGTCTTACCAGCCTCCAGGCCTTTCTTGACCAGCTCGATGATTATCTCCTCGGCTTTCGCGAGGAGCATGTGATCTGCGCGGGAGCCTTGGATCGCGCCCATCGCTTGCCTCATGAGTCCAATTGCCTGGTCTGGGGTCATGGATTCCAATTGTTGCTGTAAAGTGTTCGACATCGTTTCCTCGAAAGGGGGTAAGGGTTACTCGCCTTGTTCAGGCTCGGGTTCAGGGATTGGTTCGGGCTCCGGCGGGATGACCATGCGAAGCGCGTAGGTCGACGGATCGACGGTGTACTCGTAAGGTGGTACCCACTCTTCCGGTTCGATCGGTGTGCCGGTGATCGCTTCGAGAAGATCGACGAGCGCTTTTGCAGACGCGAAGAAGCGAGCCGATTGCCCCGGCGATGCCGCGTCCATTTGTGCGAGTACTTCGTTGATCTCTTCGCGCGATCGCAACTGGCCGTGCGCTCTGAACCAGAACTTTTGAAACTGCTCCCGGCGAAACGTCGCGAGATTCGCGAGCGTTGCGTTGCTGAAATCTAGCAACTCTTTCGCGAGCAAGAGCGAATCGGGATTGGTCGGGATCGTCGGTACTGCGAACATTATGCTACCCATGCGGAAACAGAAGGAAGAATCAAAGAACCACTAGCTGGCTCGTCGCCAGGACCAAGACCTCTCCCCCACAGAAGCGAAGTCTTTTTGATGCGATAGTCGCCACCGGCTGCATCGACGAATTCATCAGCGTCGGTCCCGGCGGAAAAATCATTGTTAACTTCAAGGTAGTGTTGAGAGTTCGATACATCTCCGTTTGTGTTGTTTCGGAATCGGCAATCGCTTAAAACAAGAAAGTTATTTGTGTTTGGTTGGGAGTACCCAAACCCACCGTTTCCTACAACAATGCATTTGTTTATTTTTGAACCATCTGAATTTGTAGCAGAATATGTAACATCCAGTCCGTTAGCAGCGTTATTTACGATACACGATTTCATTAAATACAGACCCGAGCCACCGGAGCCTGTCACTAAACATGCTGCTCCAACATTCTTCATCACCGTCATTCGCGAGATAGCTTTTCTGCCATTGCTTGTAAGATTTACACCCCATCGATTACCCGACGTAGCTGATAGGTTTCCTTCAACTCTTATGTTGTCGTGTGAGATCATGGTGGCTGTCATTGACACAACATGGTCGTAGCTCGTGCCGGAGCATACCGCGACTATGTTTCGAGATTGATTAGTATTGCCTAGATTCGCAGCAACCGCTGCGGTATTAGACGTAGAGTTAACGATCTGACACCATTCAAAACCACCTCGACCAACATTAGATACAACAGCTCCATTTCTTCCGCTAGCGGTGAGTCGTATTCCATACCAATAACAATAATCCAGATTAGTCGTTTGAACATTGGTAGTTGTCGTGATAACGGGCATTGTTGAATTATCCCATGCCGGTTGGGCACTTACCCAACCAGGATCGGGAGGAGCCCATCGATTACCCGACGAATCAGAAGCCAGAAATGCGAGAAAATTTGCAATATTTGGAGCGTTTGCAAATAACGCACTAGTTAGCATTTGGCTGCAGCTATAAGTCCCCGGTCCAACTCGGCACTCAAGAGAATCACTTCCAGCGAAGTTGAATCCAGTGATGATGCTGGACCAATTCCCGCCGCTGAACAGAGCTGCACGGTTCGCCCAAGACGTACCATCGCCCGTTCCGGCTGACACTGTCGAAAACCATCGAGTGACCAATGCCATGTTACGCCCTCGTCACTGTCAGAGTGAGGGACACCAGCTGCACCGTCGCTGCCGATTCGACTTCGAGCTTGATGTAGTCGCCTGCGTTGAGCGTGGTGGTCCATCCTGTCAGCGATGACGATTGAGCCTTGATCTGCGCGGCGAGAGTGGGCTTCGCGGATGCTACGATCGAGTCGCCATTCGTCGGTGGGAAGTTCGCATAGCTGTCCTTCCATATGTCGATAACTATGGACCCAATCGCATCGGCGACCAATTCCCAGCCCGTGATGGTGCATGCGTATGGAACGCGAAACGAGATTGGTTGCTCTCCGGCCGCGATCGCTGCTCCACCACCGTTGATCTGGAACGTTATGGCACCCGAGGTGCTGCCCGATCGCTTGATAACCCCACCATCGTTGATGAAGGTTGCGATCTCGCCGGTGGTTGTGTTCTTGACTAGTCGCGCGAGATTGGCCGCGATGTCGCTTGTGCTTGGGTCCGCCGCGAGGGACTGGAACGCGGAGGTGAGGTAGCCTTCCACGTCTAGCCTCGAAGAAAACGCAACATTTGCCAGCAACGCACTGGCGCCCTGAGTAAATGTCGCGTGCATCCGACCGTTCGTTGCATCGCGAATATAAAGGACGTTGCTATTCGCCGTATACATCAACCATGGATGCGATCCGCCAATCACGGCGGGGGTCGCACTTGCGAACACAGCGCCGCCACTACCCGACAGATACAAGCTACTTTCAACATAGGCATTCGCGTGAATCTGCAAGTTAGAACTTGAAGAGTTCGCCCCGCCAGTCATCGTTAGAAACATGCGGGAGTTGTTAGCATCGCGAGTGAATAGCGTGTTACTATTCGCTGTGTACATGAGCCACGGAAGCGAACCGCTACCGGGAACCGGGGTTGCGCTAGAGAACTGCATTCCAGCCGAACCGGATACCCTCACACCATTGTTGGCGTAAACGATGTTGCTGAAATTGCCAGTCGATGCCGATATGCCAGCGAAATCAGTATCACCACTGTTCCGAAGCTGCAAGTCACCGGAAACGTGCTTCAATCGCACGTTGGTACCAAGTTGGATTTGCCCGACGGGGAAGTCGACGAGTCCTGTGTTACCAAACATTGTTTGGACTGGGATAGTTAATCCGGTAGCAGTTGATGTCACCATCATCGAAGTGTTGACTTCACTTAATGATGAACCAATAACTGAGCCGATCGTGCTGCGGATCGCGAACGAAGGAACGTTGGAGAGCACGCCGGTAGCCCCACCCGTTCGGAAGCTCAACAGGTTTCGGTAGTGCCCCGATACAGTTGTCGAAGGTGCAGCGAAAGTCCCGCCCAGGTAAGTAACCTCAAAGCTCGACTGAGTCGATGCGCTTGCAAACGACCCATAATCATACACTCGCACGCCGGTGCGATCGCCAGTGTTCACTGGGAGGATCGATAGAGAGCGAGCAGCCTGGCCCGCCATGCCGATCGACAGCAATCCTCGGTTGATCTCGACGTTGCCCGTATTGCCGCGAATAGCGAGGTCGTCAGTCAAGCCGGAATAATCATTTTGCCCCGCACCGATGGCCGAGCTCGCCGAAATGACGATGTCACCGTAGATCGCGCTGCCGGAGTAAGTACGACCACTGATCGCACCCGCGATGTAGCCACCGACCTGGGTTAAGAAACCGAGTCGGGCGTTGGCTGGCGTTCCGAAATTACCGCCGGTGTCAGCAATGATTTGCAGTTCACCGAGTCGTGTCTTTCGGTAGAACGAATTGCCCGAATCGCGAACCTCAAGAGACGAAGCGCCCGCGTTCCATCGCAACAAATGCCCCGCCGCTCCACCAATCTGCAGTGTGCCGGAGATCGATCCGTTGCCCGTAGCAGTGATGTTGACAAACGAGCCGGTGATCTTACTCGCGGAGAGCGATGTGATCCACGCGGGATCCGCATAGCTGAAGTCGTTACGGACGACCTGAGCCGAGAGCCTCGAATTAGGGAGCGTACCAAACAGATCCGCCGCGTTGCCCGATGTCGCGATCGCGGCGAGTCCAGATGTCGGGGTGTAGGCGCCAAGGGCCGTTGCGATGACAGACAGCGTCTGAGACTGCGAGAAGACATCGAGGAACGCGCGACCAGACACCGCATTCAACGACGAAACGTTGTTCCCATCGCCGTACAGGAGGCCGGTCAGAGTAGTGACCGTTTCTTCAGAGACGAGATTGGGACCGGGCGCCCCAGGAGTGCCAGGCGGTCCGACTGCGCCTACTTGCGTGATCTCACTACGGATCACTGGCGGCGGGAGGATGGTGGAGCGGATCGTTTGAGTCATCGGGCTAGCTCTTGGTCACGCGTCGGAAGCAGTAGACATTTCCCCAATACAATGGCATCGTCGGGCCGCTGTCCGCTGCGTCAAAGAAAATGTCGTGAACGTACGCGCTGGCTTTGTCGGTGATGAACTCACCGGCAGGGATCGCGAGCGTGTGAGCCTTGGTTAGGTAAAGCGTGAATGCATTGGCGTCCACGATGTTGATCACCGGGGTTGCGATCGCCGGGCCAGTATCGAGCCCCTTCTTTCGGATCTCGCAACGAACGGTTCCACCGGTGAGCACAAAGGGCGATCCGTCTTCGTAGTTGAGCTCGAAGCGAATGGGCCCGTACTCCGCTCCCTGCTTGATGTGCATATCGAACTGCTCGCCAATCGAGCCGAATTCGAGCTGTTCTTCATCGCATGCCACTATTCCGCTCCAATCTCCTCGAGGAGTTCATCCAGAAGACTGTTGATCGTGCGATCGCTGAACCCTACGCTCGAAAGGAATACTCGCGTCCGAGTCTCGCTCCACTCACCGGTTCGCAATCGATCGATGGCATCGTCGACGGCCTTGGTCGCATTCTGCAGCTGCCGTCGCGACATGGTCTTGAATTCACCCGTCGGGGCCTCACCCGACTCGAGCTCCGATTCAGCCGCTGCGGGCTGTCCTGCAGGTGCTGCCGATGGAGCTCGCGGAACGGGTGGCTCGGAATTGCCAAGTGGTCCACCGAGTGCCATAAGGTTGCGGCGTCGGATTGCTTGTCGGATGAGCTGTTGATAGTGCTCCTCCGGATCGATGTTGTTCGATAAAAGATAGCGATCTTCGCTGAGGAGTCCGGCGTCGATCGCGTCGATCGCTGCTCCGACCTCTTTCTGCGGATCGACGTGCTTCGGTGGGTTCCATCGCCACTCGTGATCGACTTCGCCCACGTCGGAACTATCCAGGTAACCGGTGAGCATGAGAGCCTCATCGAGCCACCATTCGAAGATCCTATCGAGGCATTCAACCGCCCATTGCGATTGCTCGACTCCTATCGATTCGTAGTAGGTTTGATGATCCAGCCGCCCGGAGCTGTAGTTGTACCGGCTGGAATCGGCCAAAGCCTTGTTGCTCGGCATGTGGACGCATCGAGCGATCTCCCCGAGGATCGCATTGCGAAAGACCTCGTAGCCTGTCGTCGGTTGCTCCGGCTTGAACTGGTTCATCTTCCAGCCGCGAGGCAAGCTCACCATCATGTTTCGATCGATCTCGACATTGGAAAACGGTTCGACGTCCTCCGGTCCATCGTCATCGAAATCATTCCCCATCGTCTCGAGCACGGCCGAGAGATTGGCGGCCGTCTCGCTCGCAGCGATCGTGGAAAGAGTCCAGCGTCGCAGATAGGCGAACAACGGGAGCGCGGGAGTGATCTCGGGAATCCCTCGCACCTGGCCGGGGCGCTCGACTCGAAACATGTGAATGATGTCGTCGGGGTGGATGTCATCCTTTTCCCAAGCACCGAGTGCCCATACATCGCCCGGGTGGGTCTTTAGCATGTGATAGTTGGTGGGCTGTCCCCACTTGTCGAACTCGATCCCGTCGACTCGATCGGGCAATCCGTCAACGTAGCCAGGCGTCGAGATTTGATCGGACTCAACGAGCTTGATGTCCAGCTGCACCGGAGTTCGCAATCGCCGATTGGTGCTCTTCAAGATAAAGATCTCGCCGTCGATCACCTTCGACAATCGAGCCGTTCGGAGCTTGGCAGCCAATCCGACTTTCCGGGCCCACAACCGCCACTCTCGCTCGATCTTCTTGGCAAGCTCCCTGTTGGGGTGCGTGACCTGCAGGGCAGGGCCGGTGCTGATCGTGTCGTTGGCGAGCGTGTGGCAGATCCCTTTTGCGAACGAGTTCGCTTGATGGCATTCGTACCGAGCTCGCGATCGGAGTCGACGGCGGACCTCGATCGAGTTCGCAGCGAGGGCCGAATCGTGATCCGCCCAAGCCCAATGCTTTCGGTTCTCCGGCGTGTCCTGCGCTGCGTCGTACTTCGCGCGAAGGGACGGAGCGGAACGTCGAGATCGTTCGGGGGTGGGGCGAGCGAGTGGATTGCCGTACTGATCGACGAGCATTATCCCCTCCGATCGCAGCCAACGGCCGATGGTGGGAGGATCTTGGCGAAAAGCAATCCACGTCGCTTTTTCGTCGCGTTTCGATTGGCGGCGGCGACGTCGAGAGCCTCAAGTTGATCGCGGGTCGATCGAGCCGTCACGGTAAGCCCGTCCGTGCTCACCGATTGCGGACCCGTCGCATTATTGAGAATCTGCTCTGCGTCGATCGGAGAATTGTTGGTGCTCATAGGCTTCGAACCTAGAGCAGGACAAGCAAAACGCTGGGATACTGCCTACCAATTACGCTCTTGGAATTTCCAGGATTTCTGGGTTCGGAAGAATTTTCGCGGAGTTGACCCATGAACCAAGAAGTTCATCAATGAAGCCAGGGACCTCGGTAGGTTCGCACACCCGATAAAGCTCACGACCTACTCGAGTAAGCAGTGCCTCCCCAATTGGGAGCGTAGACTTGGCCTTTTCAGTCAATTGAACCGTGATTCGTTTCGACCCATACTGAAAAGTTGTTGTGTCTGGCACCCCCGCAATGGCCATGCCAAGCTGTCCGTATTGAATCAAACCAATACTTTCAAGATGCAGAACTAAGTCGAAATTGATACCGAATTGCTCATATAGGTTGATCTTGTCAGGATCGTATATCAATTGCACATCCTCAAATTCAATACAGAACCTGCACAGATTTGAAAATGCATTGGCGTCTCGACGATCAAGATCGCCAATAACGTTTATGGTTTTTCTTGAGAAGCTCCCTTCGCGATTCCATTCTCCAGCCAGGATCCTCGACCATAAATTCTTCATATCGGAATCTGTGTAGTTCCTACACTTCTCGAAGAAGTTAATGATCCAGTCTGGATCGAGAGGCTCCCGATCCTGCTTGTCCTGAAGCAATGGAAGCATACCTACAATGATATCTTCCATCGTCTCTTGCTTTCGAGTTTCCTCGCAAGCTGCTCGAGTAAGTGCACGAACTTGCAAATCGCTCACAGCGATTTTTGCCATTTCTGAATAGACCATTGCATCGCTTTCGGCCTTGGCAATTCGCCTTATTTGCCAGGGCTTTGCATATCCAGTGATCGCACTTGAAATCTGTTTGGTTATTTCGATTGCAGGCTTCGCTAGAATTCCTGCGGCTGCTAATGTCGTAACGTCTATCATCGGGCATGCCCCCAAATGCTGGATTGAGTTCTTCTGTGAAGAGGGAGCGTATGAGATTATGGCAAATCAAACCACTTTGCAATGAGAAGGTTGACTATCCCCTCGCCGCTGCTCGCATTTCGGCGAGCGTCTTTCGGCGAGGCTTGTTTGCCTGGCCCTCGGCCGCTTGCTTCATTTCGCTGAGCGATCGTGAGCTTCGGTGAGGCTTGCGGCGGGTGGCGAGGGTTTCGGCTGGGGAGGTAGCTCCCTCCATACTGGCGGCGACTCCGGAGAGAATGAGCGCGTCGAGGAAGTGATTGTCGCGGCCTAGCTTTCGCTGCCACTCGTAAACCTGGCGGCCGTGGCCAAACGTCTCGGTCGGATACTCCGCTGAAAGGTTATCCGCGATCATGCGATGGCGAGCCGGGCCAGCTCGGAACAATTGCCAAGCTCCCGGATCCGCATCGTCGACAGAGAACGACTCGGCGATGAAGGTCTTCCAGCGGTTGGTGTCGACGATAACATGCCGCGAACCTCGCACACGCTTCGTAGGAGGGACTCGCCAGCCGAATCCGAATCTTTCCCCCTTTTGCTTCTTGAGCGTGTCCCATGGCCGCGCACGAGCTCCAACGCCAATCCCTTTGGACGGCATCCAGTTGATCGATCCGGTGAAGCCGTCGCAGAAGCGATAAACCGCTTCGGTTCGGAATCCGGAGTCGGTGATCGCGCGACGGATGGGAATGACCGTTCCATCGTCTCGGGTGTATCGCCTGGTCGCGAGCTCGATCGAGAGCATTTGGAGTGCTTTGATCAGTGCCTCGGCCGGGCGAGTTTGTTTGGTCGCCCGCATGTAAGTGCGATCGCATTGATCGAGGGTCGTGTAATCGACGCCTTGATCGGGCCAGATCCCATAATCGACCACGAGCCCACGAAACTCGGGGCTCGTGCCGAGTAGGGTCCACCATAGCGTGGAGTCTTGCACGTCGACTCCGAGGGTAAGGTTCTCGACCCAATCGGGGAGCTCGCCTCGTTTGTGAGTTGGCAAGACTCGCAGGCAGTACTCGTCGCTCGTGAGGATTCGCAAAGCCGTCGCGATTGCGATCGTGGGCTTGGGTTCGTTGTTGTACTCAGCATCGAACGTATCGGGATTGTCCGCTCGCAATCCATAGGCATGCTGTATCGCCGAGAGCTCGTGCTCGTAGTATCGAGCCTCCCAACCGACGCGGCTCCCAGCGTCCATCGCCTTTCGATTCTTGCGATAGAAAGCCGTGGCCTTTGGGTGGGTGTCGTCTCCGGAATCGATTTCCTCCGCGCGGATCTCGAGATACTGATCCCAAAGCTTTGTTGCAGTAGGCCAATCGTAGACCAGTTTGCATCGCATCCCGTGCCACTTGGGATTGAGCTTGGGGTTGAGCAATCGATCGGCGACGTCTCCCTCGCGGATCACTGTGACCGCTGCAAACCCGGCGATGCGTTGGCCTGGTCCAGCTAAACCAAGGATTGCACCGGAGAGGACCTTTTCCCGCTTTGCGCATTCGATCTCCGATCGCGCCGAGAGGTCGGTTTGCGGGTCGTTGATGAGAACGAAGTCGGGCCGCAGCGTCTTGCCGTCTGCGGTGACGGTTTGCATCCCACGAATACGGCCGAGAATTCCCGAACATCGGAACGTTGCTCCGGAGGCCTTGCTCCCCGGCACGGTTGGAAAGACGAGCTCTTTCTTCGTCCATGTGATGAGCGTCCGATCGCCAAGACACGTTTGTGCATTGGCTCGTTGAGTGATCCCCTCGAGAGCTCGAATCGGAATCGCGATCTCGGGAAAGTCCTCGCGGAGGAGATCGTTCGTCTCCCATTCGATCTTGAGAACGTCGAGCGATTCCTCGGCCGCCTGGCCGTCCGCTTCGATCAACGCGAGAAAGCGGCGATGGCCATAACTGAGAGCCCAGTTGCCTGCTCGGATGAGGATCGTGGTCTTTCCAGATCCTCGAGACATCGCGATGCAAAAGAGACCGCCCTCGAGAGTCGCTTTTTCAATCGACTTGATCACTTTGAGGTGATCTTCTGAGAAAGGCTTAGGGAAACTCTCCGGGTAGTACGTGAGCAGATACCGCTCTAGGTTCCGTTCGCAGGCCTGGCGGCGTTTATAGTTTTTGGGGCGTGGTATGCGCCCGACGTCGCGTTTGTCTTCAGCTGCCTGTCGCTGTCGCGTGTTGACTCGGGCCTTATGCGCTTCGTAGCTCATCCCCTGAAAGTAGAGGGATGCAAAGAGATCGCATGCGAGTGCGATACCAACAAACTAAAAAACCCCTCAAGCTGACACGCTCGAACCAGCTCAGAGGGGCAAATCTTCGCGAGGAAGACTTCATTCAATTTACGGAATCGCGAGCCACTTGCAAGCAATTTCAAGAGAGAATTTTTGACCTATCAGCGAGGGCAATTAATTGCCCCCTACCGGCCGGATTCACAGCCCTTTGAATGAGGCTGCCGAGGGTTCTGCCGCAGCTGCTCGATCGCGGTGATGGATCGCGATTGCTTGTAGCTCGGAGCCCCGCAGTCGAATCGATAGTAGGTGACCTCGCGCGAGCTCTTGTAGGCTCGAGCGATCGAACCGCAACAGGGGCACACGCGAGCAGCTCGGCGGGGCTGCGATCCGAATCGAGATTGTCGGAGCACGCGGCGTGGATCGTTGTTCAAAACGGCATCTCCTTACAAAGTCCCTCGCGAACGAGAAACTCATTGAGCGTGAGCGTCTCATCGAGCCAGATCCATCCAGAGTGGCGAGAGTTCGCTTTGAGCGATCCCACCCAATCCTCGGGTCCATTCATGGGGCGAGGGATGGTCACGGCGAGTTGCGTAGCTTTCGTCATCGCATCCCAAGACGCATCGTATGCGGCCTGCAGTTTGAGTGGATCCGAATAGCAATCAATCAACCAGATCTCTAGCTCATCACCGCAGGTCGTTCGGATCGTCCAGCCGTCGATCGGATGCTCGCACCGAACCGGTTGTGAGATTCCGAGCGTGAGACCGGATTGCGGCCGCTGGATCGGTCTGATCGAACGCGACTCCTCGATCCGTTCCGTGAGGACCGCAGCAAAGCCGTTCGATTCGAGCGGGAATGGAGGAGTACTCGAACGGAGCCCGTAACCGACAAGGAGATCCGATACGGTCACCTCGCCATCAAGCCAGATCCAACCAGGCTTGGGTGTATCCTTGGCCAGTTCTCGCAGCCAGAGTCCCCAGGAGGCGCATGGAGGCTCGGGGATCGTGACGGCGACAGAGGTAGCTATGGTGAGAGCTCGCTCGAGGAGGATTCGCTCCTGCCTCGTGAACGGGATCGGATCATAGGATCGATAGCACGGATAGCAATCGATCGGGTCGATCTCCATCGCTCGGAACTCTAGGCCAAGCGACAGAGTAGTTTGAAGGATAGTCACCGAATCCGCTTCGACGGTAAGACCGCGCGGAGGGACCTTGGCAGGTTGAAGAATGGTCAAGCGATTCACCCCAAGCAGATAGCAAAACAATTCCGTGAGCCGATGCTCGCGGTGTGTCTATCTGTCTGGTATTGGCCAAATCATGACCTGGCTAAAGTCTCGTTCAGCCTCTCAGGCTGCTTTCTGAGATTTTTTAGAATGGCCTCCATCATTTGCGATACTCGGCTTTCGGAAAGCCCCATGATGGTGGCGATCTCGTGCATCCTCGCAGATTTGAACCAATAGAGATGCATGATCGTCTGCTCGTCGATCGAGAGACTCCGGAAGGCCTCCACCAGCGCATCGTCTCGATCGAGATCCGTCTCCAGTCTCCGGATGCGAGTCCGAGCGGTCTCGAGGGCCTCTAGAGCTACCGTGTTCTGATCCGGAGATCGTAGCATCCCGGTATGATCTGCGAACTCGTCATCGTTGACCGCGTGACCAACAGCATGCTGGATTTTGAGAGTATCTGCAGCACTCTTTTTGATCTGCTTCCGGTGCAAACGCGAAAGATGATCCAGAGATCGCATGCAATCCTTCATGGTGTACTGGATCCGCATCGCGCAGTAGGTGCGAAACGAAGAGCCGTTCGGTTCGTAGGTTTTGATGGCGTTGAGCAGCCCCTCGCCCGCAGCACTGACCAAAGCGTCTCGATCGACCTTTCGATTGAGACGTTTGAATTTCTTCATCGCAAGAGATCGAGCCATGGGGTAGAAATGCTCGCAGATCGCAGCCTTTACATCGGGCTCGTGTCGTCGTGACCAATCGAATTCCGGATCCATCGCAGGAGAGTCTCGCTAAGGGCAAACCGCTCCATCGGTGCAACCGTCGTCCATGCTCGTAGCAGCCTATCGAAAAATGATCTTTCTGTGCAAGGTGTTATTAGTGAAGAAAGGTTCGAGAAGATTTGACTGTGTGACAAGACTTGGTCAACATGTTGCTCCCACTCATGCTTTCACAACTGGCAAATCCAGAATGTAGGATCCCCGAAATGGAAATCACTAATTTCCCGATCAAACCCGATGGACGCGCCTCTATATGGCGTTACCTAGATCTCCCCAGGTTTTTGTCGCTAGTCTCGACCAGAAGGCTCTTTCTTCCGAGTGTTACGACGCTGCAGAGGATTGATCCATTTGAAGGAACGTTGTCAGAAGCGGAGATAAACGAACAAAAGGAATTCTTCAAGCGTTTCTTACAATGGACGAACGAGGAAGAGAACGGTTCAGACGATGACCTTCGGAGAGGGTTACTTGACTACAACGCTTCTTTCAAATCGATGCAAGAAAACTTGGAGTTCATTGCAGCCTGGACGTTTATCTCGTGCTGGCACGCTAAGTCAAACGAATGCGACCTGATGTGGAAATCTTACGGAGCCATGATCGCGATCAAGTCAACAGTAGAAGCGTTAGAAGCCGAATTGAGTTCGGGTTTAAAATTATTCTGTAACGCCCGCCCCCCGAATGAACCCGAACTTAACGTTGGTTTTGTTCGCTACATGAACTTCGCGAAAGAAAGGATACCCTCGTACAGTTTCGGATCATATTTTTGCAAACGCGAAAACTTCGCATCAGAGAACGAGATAAGGGCTGTCATCTCAGCAGTCCCGTATGTTGCGGATCCAAGTGGTAGGCACATGTTTGCTGGGATCGAACCTAGTAAATTCGAGCTTGACCGCAATAAGCAGTCACTTCCTGGACTGTCTATTTCCGTTAATCTCGAGAACCTAATCCAAGAAGTAGTCGTTTCCCCAGCAGCGCCCCAATGGTTCTACGAGACCTTGCTCGCCTCGTTATCACAAATGCAAATAGGCACCATAGCCTCCAGAGTCAGTCACTCTGTTCTGAAAAAGATTCCTCCCCTACTGTTCGATGAGGCTTGCCCTCCATTTGCTTGATTTCCGGAGGCTGTCCCGCCATTGGTTCACCAAAAATCTTCAGGTATTCAGAACGGATCATTTGTTCGATGTAGTTCATGTATTCATCGCACTGCGAGAATTCCCAAGAAGATGAATGGTTTGAATCCTCTGACTTGATCTCATCGTAGAGCTTTACAAACATGCGCAATTGCATGGCGAGGCTGGCAACTCGCAAAGGGAATTCACTGACCGCTCGCCATCTTTCGACTTTAAACTTCTGCAGCACTTCAACTCTTCGCTGGTCGATCGGATCATTCGCTCGCTGCATTATCTTTTCCACCGCATGATTGTTCTCAGCAAGCGGCGCCATTGATAGCGCAGATCATCAACAGCATCCTCGTAGTCCGAACTCGCTTTGGTGTCCGTGATTGGCGATCGCGTGTCCAGATCGGGGAGCCTATCTGCTAAATCATCGACATCGAAGTGTGGCCCGAAGATCGCTTTTCCCCTGTACCGAAATCCTTCGCGGACCTCATGCTCTTGAGCTGCGAGGACTGCTTTGAGAGCCGTCTGCACAATCTCGCTCGTGGTTGAGTATCGGGAGACCAGCCACTTTCGGCCGTCCTGCACTTGATACTTGCCTGTCGTCTCATCCCAGGCGTCGAAAGAAACCTGTAGATAGATTGCCCCTTCAGGATCTTGATAGACCAAATTGACGCTGATCGTCCAGTCTAGATATTCGATTCGTTCTACTATGCGCCTGATTTGCTTAAGCGTAAGTCTTCCCTGTGATTTAGTCATTTTCGCTCCTGCGTGGTGTTGTTTATGAATCGTATCTACCGGTAGTCGCGATCAACTCTCTCGCTGATCGCAAGCTGTCCTCGAGGAGCTGAACGAGCTCCTCGGCATCCTCGACGTCGAGGAGTGCTTTTTTCTGCCCGAATCGCCTTGCCGTCCCAGCGGCCTTGTGAAGCTTGCTGCTTAGCATTTCAGCTCGCTGGAGCTCGGGTGGTAAAGCCAAATCGTCAGTCAACTGCATGCGGTCTCTCGCTGAGGTTGAGGGCGTGAGGTTGAGGGCCGTGGGCATGGTGGGCATCGCTCTCGCAGCCAGGCGAATTGGATCCCGTGTTCGTGGCAAGAGATCTTCGCGCATCGCAGGAAGTAGTCGGGAAAGTCTTCCGGATGCTTTCGGTTTGCTGCTCGAACCCAGTGGTCGATGAGCTTCTCGCTATCGATCGCGAGCCCAACGTAGGCAACCATCCAAAGATCCTCCCGAGCCTCCTCGGCTCGCTTGGGGGATCGTCGCCTAGCTGAGTCTCGGAGCTTCACGGCCGCTCGGCCGATCTGCTCCAACGGCGGTTCTGATTCCTCATCGTCGACGTCGACCGATCGGTCGGATGTTCCCAGGGACGTCGAAGACGAAGGGGAATGGGTATTAGGGTAAGAGGGATATAAAGAGGGAGTTGGTTTCGCTACGGGTCTGGCTACGTCTCCCGCTACGGGTCTGGCTACGTCTCCCGCTACGTCTCCCGCTACTGGTCTGGCTACGTCTCCCGCTACGTCTCCCGCTACTGGTCTGGCTACGTCTCCCGTTGTTAGCTGGCGACACCAATGTTCGACGACTGGCGGTAGCAGTTCGGATGCGTCACTGATCGCAGAGAGATCGGCTTGCAGGATAAGACCTGCAACGCGATGGCAATGGGCATGCTTATAACATCCGCGTCGAACAAGTCGGTGCTCTTCCAGTTGCTTTACGGCTCGAGCTACCGATCCATGATGACACGCGACAGCCGGATCCTCGGCAATCTCGCGCCGAGTGCGTCTCAGTACTCCGAGCCCTGCGACCCGTACCACGAGCCGCATTATCTTTCCTGCCGGTGTGTCGAGCCCAATCCCTTTGGCTCTCAATGCATCCTCCGTGAGCTTCAGCAACCGAGCCAGCGAGGCGCGTTTCGTTTCGGCTTCGAAATCGCGGCCTTCGATGTACTCGAGAAGCGGTGTTGGGTTTTCCATTCCAAAAGCTCCAGTTCGCAGACTATCAACGTGTGTTGTAAATCCCGTTGTAAATCGCTATTTTTTAGGGGCGTTTTTCCCAATTCCAACAGTCTTACTAAGACTGTGGTTTACAGCGTTTTTTGAGTCGCTTTCTCGCCGGTTGAGTGCGTGCGAGAGCGGTCCCGATCAGGCTTCCCGACCGGTTCAGTGCGCAAAATAAGCGCGGCGGGTGTTACCCACCTTTTCTCGAATCGATTGTCCGAGTCAAAAGCCTCTCACCTCGGTTCGCATTGCAAGTTGAACCTCGATCGAGCACTAGCAACTCGTCGGTCTAGTTGTGCCTACGGGCCAAGTTTCATTCTCAATCTCCAAGTTGTTTCACGCGCAAGTTGCGCACCAATTGAGCTCCATCAATGGAGCAAAGGACCAGGCGGGAGTCGAACCCGCACGAATGCTACCCTCAGGAGGCCATCCCCTACTCTCGCATCACACTACCGCCTTGTGGGCGGCGCTCTACCATTGAGCTACTGGCTCCGCTTGTTAAACCAACTCCTTTGCGTGAACGTGTGCTCTGTCGTATTCAGGATCCCATCCCATTGTCTCGCAACACTTCACGCACACGCTGCCTCCATACGTTCTATAGAAGCGATCACCGACGGCGATGATCCGTTTGCAATACGCGCATTCCCCAGCCGTCGATGGGTTCAGCTTCTCGTAGCACGCCTGGCAGGTGCTCCCCTCAGGTTTGTAAGGCGGTACAAGGTAGAAGTGGGTCTTGCACTCCACGCATGCGCAACGTTGTTCATTCGCTCCCATTGCCCTCTTCCTTTCGAGACTCGGGAGCGATGAAACTCATAACGAGCTTGAACATCGCTTTGGCTTGCTCCTCCGTGACTCTCCCTTGAAACCACAATCCCGGTACATCGACGGAGCACAATTGATCACAGCCGTCGATACCTCCCTGCGTCTTCACAGCCTCTCGCAGTTCTCGGTCGTAGCTCGGTCGCCTGCTCAAAATAGTGTTCCTTAAATTGTGTTACTTGCCGATACCTGAGCCGCATCTCTAAACAACCGTCATGGCTGGCAATCCCGCCCAGTCCATTAGCTCATCCATCGTCGTTAGTATTGGGTTGCCCAAATACATCAACTCTGGTTCGCACTTGTCTAGCATCACAACAGCTCCACGCTTGCCGTTACCCAAAGCCCACCCAAACTCCCAAGACGCCGATCGTCCGCTTGGCAAAACCAATACACAAGCATCGCAACCTCGCAGTGCGGTCATGTCGCATTCGTACCCCGCCTTGGCTATTGGGTGTTCTAGCGCGTCGCGATATTGTTGCGGGGTCCAGTTTTGCCAATCAGGATGGATCTCTCTCCAACTGAAGCCGTTGTTACCTGGGGCCGGATTCTTGAAGTCGTAAACATCATGGCCCGCAGATCTCAAGATCGAAACGACGGCGGGCTGTAGAAGATTCCTCCAAGACGAGGCAACGTAGATTTTCATGTTTGTTCCTTTACAAAAAGTTAGTTCTTTAATCATGAACCGGACTTGCGGACGTTTGGACATCATGACCGAGCACTTCCTCGATCGTCGGGTGTCGTTCAAAAATTCGACCCGTTCGAACCTCGCGGTTATCAAGGAGGATCTTGATTCCCCGCATCCCGTTGTTCGTCACCTCGGCGCGAACCCCGTATTTGTGAGCAGCCAACACAAGCAACGTAAGACGGTCGTCGTCGTACGTTGCGAGAGTGCCGTGAGGAACTAGCTCCACGTAGGTCGAATGCTCGGCGAATTTGGCGAGTCGATGCTTGCCTCCAAACACCATGTCGATCACACGTACGACCCTCACAGCAAAGGGGAGTTCGATCAAATCTATTTCTTGCGACATGCTTCGCCATTCCTTTCGAGCGTGTGGAACCGAGGAGCTTTTGGCCCAGCTGCGAACTCTCTCCGGAGAAGAGCCAATGCAGCCTCGTAGGTTGCTTCCTCACTTGCGGTCCTCTCGGACTGATTCCACTCATCGCCTGTCGAAAAGGGATCCCTCCGATCCATGCAACCAATGAAACCGATGGCCAGCTGGCACAATGCCGTTCGATCGCCCTCAACGAAATGGACTTCGTCCTTGGGATCAAGATCTCCACCCACGGCAGGCGGCGCTTGTGTTGTCTCGTTTTCAGTCATTGCGAATCCGTCAGAGAGAGTGTGAGTTGCTGAGAAGGAACACGCGGCCAGCTAGCTGCATAGGCTTGCTTCGAATCCGGCGCAGGAATCCAAAGCAGCTTCGATGGATCCATTTGCAATCGGCCCTCAGCCACGAGCCGTCGGAGATCGCCGGTCCACTTGGTCTTGCTCGCCTTTGCGATCGCAGCTCCGCAGCGACCAAGAGTCGCGAGATCATTTGCGACCTCGTCGAGGGGTATCGGCTCGCGATACGACCGCACGAACTCGATCAATTCATCATCGGTCATGCCGCTAACCATGTAGCACCGGCCTCTCTGCTTCGATGCGGAAATGGACATCGAGATCGTCCTCGCAGCCGGCAGCGCGAGCAGCCAGTTCAATTGTGAGTCCATGGTTCCTGATGTATCGATCTGCTTGGATGCGGACATCTTGCGATCGCAATCGATCGAGCTGCTTTCGCTCCAGCTGGAGAATGAGCACCCCTCGCTGAATCAAGAGCCACAAGCTCGCCACCATCCTCCAGTCCGACGCGGACAGGGCCCACTCCGGCTTGCTCGATCCAACATCGCGCACGGAGTCAAGCTGCTCGCGGCATGCCCTGGCGTATTCCTCGGGGGTTAAATCATCACGATAGATTCGCATGGTCTAAACAGGCTTCTCCTTCGACTTGCTCGCGTCCCTCTTGGCGGCGGCAGGTGCGTAGAATTGTCTCGCGAAGTATCCATGCTCCGCATCAATCAGTCGTTCGTACTCCTCATCGGGTGGAATCGCCAGGCATTCGCTTCGCTTCACCTTTTCAACGGTCTCACGAATGGCCTCCAAATTGCGAGCCCCCATTCCGGGAATGCTGAGCAGTTGCTCGTCGGTGGCTTGATCAACAGAACGCAAGATCTCGAACCGTTCGCTCTCAAGCATGCCGGCGATCCGAGCCCCAAAAACCGTGCTCACGTGATTGTCGAGCGTCGCAAGGCCGGGATTGGCCTCAACGATGAATCGAGCGAGAACGCGATGCGCTGCCTCGATCGATCCTCGCAGAATTCGAACCTGCATCTCTCGGCAAGCAATGCTCCACCGAGCCGAATCCCATTGGGCGAGCAGATCGCCGAAATCCTTTTGAGGTTGCTGTTGAGCTGCATTCATGTCGCGAGCCTCGTTAGAAGTGAATCTTCGACACTCAAATAGTTCCGACGGGCGACCGTCGCAGAGTGACCCAGCAAGAGCCCTGCTTGCTGCGGAGTGATCGAGGGATCGGCAGCCAGCTGATTAGCCCGAGTCGCTCGGAATGCGTTGTAGGGTGGCTGCCATTGCGGGACCCCGACGCGATCGCGGAGCTCATAGAGCCAGTCGTAACAGGTATGCTCGGTGATCCGCGTTAGGACGCGATCGCTCGGGGATCTCCCGTGGAGGAGCTCGGGGAGGTAGATTGCGATCGCAGGATAGATCGGATTGACTCGTTGGCGATCGTTCTTCGTCTCGGTGAAGATGATTCGCGATCGCGAGAGATCGAAATCACCCACTCGCAAGGAAAGCCCTTCTCGCAGCCGGCAGCCGGTACACTGCACGAGTCGGAGCCAATACCGCTCCTCCGTCGTCTTGCAAGATCGCACCATCTGATCAATCCATTCCGCCTGAACTTCGTCTTTCGATTTGCTACCGATGGACTTGTCGAGCTCATCGCATGGATTGCGGGGAATGGATTTGCGTTTGTCGCGAAGCCATGTAAAGAATGCCGCCCAGTTCTTCGCGTGCCTTGCGAGCGTGTTGGGTGCATAGCCGTGCTCATCGGCGAGCTCGGAAAGGAGATCCTCCAAGATGCCTCGATCGATACGGGTTACATCCGACGGGCATCGCAGCTTGAGTCGCTCGACGTCATGCATCACCTGCGAGTCCGTGTTGGCACTCGTGCCGAGCTCTTGGCGATAGGCTTCGTACTCGTCGATCGATTCATGTAAGCTCACCGCTTGCCGCGTGACAAACTGGGGGTCATCGGCGAGCAATCTCGTGAGGAGATAGGCCCGCTGCTTGGTGGGCAATGCTTCGACCCATTCGAGAGTCGATCGCAAATGCTCGGTCTCGCTACGGTGCGCTGTCAGGATCGACTCGATCTGACGTTTGGTCGTCGACCACTCGCGATCGCTCAAGCGAAACCGCTTGAAGCTCAACGTATCTTGCACGCCCGATTTAGGACCGAGCAAATGGCGAAATCGAATCTGTCGCTCTGAGTCATCGGCATGCATCACCAATCTCCGAATCCGTTCGAGAAATCTTCCGGAATGAAAAGACGTCCACCGGCCCGTGAATAACCGGAGGCGCGAAATCAAACTTTCTTAGGAGGTCTCGCCACTGCACATTCGCAGGAGACGAAAAAGCGGCGACTCTCTGAGGTGAGTAACGGCTCATGTACCAAAACAGAAGGTGATACTTGAGGGTAAGGCAATCAGAAGCGAGTGGGTGAATCAGTGGCTCGAAGATGATTCCATGCCAGCGAGTTTCGGTGATGTTCATATATCCCACCACTCCGTTGTTTCGGCATTCCACGACAGCAACCGCTTCGGGGGAGCAATCCATCAACAACCTCAGGCGGCGAGCTATCAGAAACATAAGCTTCCGGGTTCGCCTTGACGAAACATAGTGCATGCCAATCGCATTGAGACTTACGACATCCGAGCCAGTCGCGAGCCGAATCAATCCGCCTGGTGGTTCAATTTCAAGCGCCATAACGCGACGCTCCTTCCGTGTGCAGATCATTGACCACGTCCATGGAAACCATCGCAGTCTCATCGCTCTGCGTTTTAGCCATCGAAACCAAGCCGGAGACCATGACGATTGAAGCAGCATGCTCCAAATCGCAACCCATAAACTTCGCGACATCAGCTATCTCTCGGTAGCGATCGTCGGGAAGAGTCACCATGATCGATTTCATTTGTGATGGTGCGCGTTTGAAATCGCGACCATGCTCGCGATCGATCGCTCTTTGCACCTCTTCGCGATGCACGGTCACATCGCGAGGCGCCTCGATGCCGATTCGCACCTTGTCACCGCGAATGTCGACGATCAACACTTCCACTTCGAGCGAGTCCTTCGTAATGATGATGGACTGGTCCCGATGTCTAGATAGAACTAGCAAAGCTCACCTCCGTTCAAGCTGAATGAATTTAAAATGCCTGCCGCCACTCGGTTGGAGTCGAGCAGCGGCAGGCCCACATAGCGGGGCTTGTGGTCCGCAGGCTTCTGCTTTGGTCGGCTGTCTCCCTGCGGTCTACAGCTCAGCAAACCTCCCACCCATGGGACACCATGGATAAGCCCCTCTCAGGTATGAAACGCCCCCGGTGCGCGTCGCAGGTCACGCCCGAAATCCTGCTAACGCACCGAGAGCAACACGCTGGCAGGACTCGAACCTGCAACACCCGGATTTCCTCTCGCGGAAGATCCAACGCGAGAGAAAAGCCGGTGCTCTACCAGTTGAGCTACAGCGTGAAATCGTTCAGCCGGCCATTGCCGGCTTTGGTCCCAAAAACGACTCGAATGCTTCCCTTGGCTCTCCGAGATTGACGTAGATAACTTGCCCCTCGACGTGCGTAATCTGCAGCCCCATCTCGACGAGACTGCGCTCGACAAACTTCTGCGAGAAGGTGGACCTTCGACGCGACATGTCGATGCGACTCACCGAGCGCCCCTCTGCTCGGTCCCAAGCAATTTCACCGAGGGCATAAGACAATGCCCCCGAATCGAACTCGCTCACTGGCTTCTCGAAAAAGACAAGTTTTGCAGGTTTCATCACGTCCTCCCGATAGTGAAATCGGATCGGACTCAGGCGGGGAAAGCCTACGGATAAGAAGCTGCCCGCAAAGGGCTTTCGATCGCGAACCACACGGCCCAGAAACGAACAAAGCCCACTGAATCAGATCCAGAGGGCTACGTTTTCGTAAATTTACGAACTTCCGTCAATCCAAAATTCGTAAATTTACGAATCTTTTTCCGGGACGATCTCGAGACGGTATCCGAGGGCCTTGAGTATCGATTCCACTCTAGCAATCGTCGGAGTCGCTCGGTAATTGCCTCGTCTAAGCCCCGAGATTAAATCTCGCTGCACGCCGGCGCGTTCAGCGATCGCGTTGCCAGAGTCTCCCTTCTGGCAAGCGTCTTCGATTAGACGACCGAGCTCGTGCATCAAGTCTTCGCCGGTCAAGGTTGGCATTTCAATCATTCCTTTACGATAGTCAAAACGCTGCTGCTGAGCTACTCGCATTCAACTTCAATTTCAGAAACCGAATTGAAGTGAATGATTCTGTTGCTGGGTTAATAATCTCGTCCTTGATCCCTGCGTATTTGTTCACGGTCTCTTTCGAGAGCCTCCATCTGCTGTTTGCTTCTCGCCTTAGAATCGATTGCTTGCTTCCTTCGCTCATCGAGCCTTTCGCGAAGCCACCCATTCACTATTGAAGTTGCTTCTGCGAGGTCGCCAACACTAAATCCCAAGCGACTAAAGAGATCCGAAGCCTGCTGTTCAGTTGCAACAATCGGAACTTTCAT